GTACTGGCACATATCCGGCTGGCTGGATTGTGCGGTACCGGTATCAAACCGCCAGACCTGATTGCCACCATTGCATGTTCTGCCTGCCACGACGAAATCGACCGCCGCACACATTTTGTCGATGCTGCATATGCAAAAGAATGCGCGCTGGAAGGTATGGCGAGAACACAGGTTATCTGGCTGAAAGAGGGGGTTATTAAGGCGTGAATACCTACAGTATCACATTACCCTGGCCTCCGAGCAATAATCGCTATTACCGCCATAATCGCGGGCGCACGCACGTCAGCGCAGAGGGGCAGGCATACCGCGATAACGTCGCCCGAATCATTAAAAACGCAATGCTGGATATCGGCCTAGCTATGCCTGTGAAAATCCGCATTGAGTGCCACATGCCGGATCGCCGTCGCCGTGACCTGGATAATCTGCAAAAAGCCGCTTTTGACGCACTCACTAAAGCAGGTTTCTGGCTGGATGATGCTCAGGTCGTTGATTACCGCGTTGTGAAGATGCCTGTTACCAAAGGTGGGAGGCTGGAACTGACCATCACCGAAATGGGGAATGAATGATGTTTGAGTTTAATATGGCAGAATTTCTTCGCCACCGCTGGGGGCGTCTGCGCTTATATCGTTTCCCCGGTTCTGTTTTGACCGATTACCGAATACTGAAGAATTACGCCAAAACCCTGACAGGAGCAGGAGTATGAAGTCAGAGATAACAATCAACTAATACTGTTTTGTTGATTTTTGCTTGTAATTGGCGTTCTGGCCTGATTTTGTGGAGAAAGTTGATGCGTGATATGTATGAAGTAATGGATCGTTGGGGAGCTTGGGCTGCTTCAGACAATAGCGGAGTGGACTGGCAGCCGATAGCGGCTGGTTTCAAGGGACTTTTACCTCATGGCAAAAAGTCACGGATTCAGTGTGATGATGACGAAGGCATCATGATAGACAGTTGTGTGGCTCGGTTGAGAAGGTATAAACCAGAGGAATATGAGCTCATCATCGCCCACTTTGTTATCGGTATCTCATTACGCACTATTGCGAAGAAGAGAAAATGCTCTGATGGCACAATTAGGAAGGAACTGCAAACTGCAATGGGGTTTGTTGACGGCTGTTTAGCAATGTTAGCTTATAGTATGGCATAAAAAATAAAATAGATTTACTGCCGATTTTTCAAAAAAGACTGGGAACTGTTTATATCCAACGTAAATAAGGCCTCCATAAAACATGGCTGATGCGAGATATTTAACAGTTCTCATCCTTTTTTTAGCTTTATCAATCAAACCTGTAATGCTACTCTTAATACTATCTGCATTATCTTTGATTTCTTTATTTTCTTCAAACTTTAAATACTTATCGAAAGCGGACTCCACTCGAGAACGTAAGTTGTCGAATGTTTCATTGAATATCTCAATAGAAATGTAATTGACTTTTTTTATCATCCAAAGTCCTGCGATAATCAATATTGCTTCGGTTGTTTCATTAGCCTTCACTAAGCCACCAGCTGCTATTAATGCACCGGGAATAGTCAATGCTTTTGTCTGATTAGATGATATGAATTCGTTAATTTTACTCGTGAACTCAAGATTTTTCTCATCGAGTTCGTTAAGAATTTTATTTACAGAAAACCTCTTTGTGTAAATCTCATATAGTTCATCATATTTTTTCCTGACGAGTTCAGTAGAGTTAAGCAAGTCAAAGAAATTGAACGTACCATTTGCTTTAAATACTTCGTTTATGGCTGAGCGTATAACGAGCTTGCGCTCGCTTTTGTGTAAATCATTGATTTTTATTGTGTCGAGAAGCTCCTTTATAATTTCATATTTAAGAGACGAGTTCGATAAGCGATTAATCTCGCTATATTGTAAAAAATGCGTGAGTTCGACTGTATAACTTTTGTCTTCATTGGTGAAAAATAAGACAGAGCAGTCACTGTTATGATGATCAGCAATTAATGAAAGGATATCTTTCCACATAAAGAAAATATGGATTTTTTCGATGCTTTCATTCTTAGAAGTAGGGAGTATTAACGGCGTTCCGATGATATAATTTTTCGGAAGAGCGTTTTGGGTGTTTACTCTAGACCAAAAAGACTCAACATTCTCATAAATTATAGCATCATCCCAAGATGAAGCTTGGCGATCTAGCCAAATTTCATTATTTTCGATGCAGGTTGTTGCCTTTTTATAACCTATAGATTGTAACAGTCTAATTATTTCAGAACTATTTACAATAACAATGCTTTCTTCAAGACTTATGACAGTGTAGTAGCCCTCAACTCTGCTTGAGGCTCCGTTAATAATCTGCGCTAATCTTGATAAGTCATCAGCAATTGTCATTATTAGCTGTCTCTATATCTTTTGAGTTCATCATAATTTGCCTGACTCAATTTTATCACAATTTCGCATTTGTTGTCAGTGAGAATTACAGGCTTATTTGACTTTTCGTCTCCAATAGCTCCACGCATTATTTTCAACTTAAAATTATTGTCGTTATCTGCCACTTCAATTGTAAGCGCGCTTTCAGCTGCTTTAGGAGTTGGTTCAAATTGAGGGTCAATCTGGAAACCATTAAGATTAACAAAATCGACAAACGTTCCCTTACATTTGTGTGAATCAGTCAGGCATGAGTCAATTATTTTTGAAATATCCTCTATCTTAACGGACTTATTTCCGTGTTTATCTTTTGATTTTTTTTCCAGTAAGGATTTAACTTCATTGTCAATAGTATCACGCAGTACACGACCGAGTGAGTTTTTACTAGCAAAAATATCTATAGCACTGAATAATTGCTGAATGCTTCTTTTATTGTCCGAATCATGTCGGCAACCTAATGAGTCTTTGAAAAAATCGCTTTTAGATTTACCTTGCAAGAAATGTACATATGAGTCACCCTTGTTTTCTGGATAACTGGCTTCGAATAAAGTTAAATCGAACATCGCAGCCTGCCGTAAGGCATCGGTATTAATTGGATTTAATCTTGTTGGGGTCAACTTATCCGAATCAAAGTCATAGGCGCTTTGTTTATCAACCATTACGATTAGAAGTTTCCCCAAATCCTCTGGTTCGGTAGACTTATAGTGGATGAAAACAACGCTCCCCCCCTGAAGTTGGGCAACTCTCGATTCGTTATTAGCATTATGTTTAAGCTTCTCTATTATAGCTCTAGATAAATCAATGAATTCATTATTCTTATTAATGTATTTTTTTAGGATCGTAGGAATGGATGAAGGGTTGTGATCTGAGTCTAGGAAGTTATGAAATTTGTTTTTTCGGCTAAATTTTTTCTCAATTCTGGTTATGAATTCAGATGTGACTTCATTTTTTAGATCCCAAACTTCACCTAATCGATAATCAAATGCTCTTGAATCATTTTTTTCAAGATTTGCTGTTACAGCACCAATAGGAAAGTACGATTGTTTGCCCAGCACTACAACATGAGGCGTGGCACCGCATTTATCGCAAGCTACAGTTGGGTCGTCAAGAACATTGCCACATTCTAAACAAGTTATATCCATTATATATCCCGAATTATAAGAATGAATTTTTATGTGGCTGAAAATTCTATCAAAACACTAACGCGTACGCAAAAAATATCGTAATCTGTTAAGTGTGCTCACTTCGCCACACAGCTTAAACCCGCCATCGAGCGGGTTTTGTCGTTTCTGGGTCTGGGGATTCCTTGGTCCTAGCCTATCCCGCAGTTATCCATTGACTCGGCTTCTTTGACGTTTCCGCTTCTGATTTGCGGTACATGATGTTTCCTCAATTTGCACCTGCTGTATCAGCGAGGTGAGAGATAACTACAAATGCCTCATAACCCAAATACATGGCTGGAGTTGGTCCAGAGCTGGTGGCGTGGAGACACACCGCTGGGCGCAGTGATTATGTCGATTGTTATGGCTGGTTTACGTATTGCCTATTTTGGCGGTGGTGGCGGCTGGAAGCGAAAAACACTCGAAATTCTACTCTGTGGCGCTCTGACGCTGACTTTTGCATCCGCTCTTGAGTATGTCGGATGGCCTAAATCACTATCTGTTGCCATTGGTGGTGGGGTGGGGCTGATCGGTGTTGATGCTATTCGTGGGGCTGCAATGAGAGTAATCGGTAACAAGTTTGGTGGCTCTAAGGAGTAATTTATGCAGGTACTAAATTCCCAGCGTAAAGCTTTCCTTGATATGGTGGCATGGTCAGAGGGAACGGATAACGGGCGACAACCGACACGTAACCACGGTTATGACGTTATTGTCGGTGGAGAACTCTTCACTGATTACTCCGATCACCCTCGCAAACTTGTCACGCTAAACCCGAAACTCAAATCAACAGCTGCAGGCCGTTATCAACTTCTTTCACGCTGGTGGGTTGCTTACCGCAAGCAGCTTGGCCTGAAAGACTTCTCTCCGAAAAGCCAGGACGCTGTGGCACTGCAACAGATTAAAGAGCGTGGCGCTTTACCGATGATTGATCGCGGTGATATTCGTCAGGCTATCGACCGTTGCAGCAATATCTGGGCTTCACTTCCGGGCGCTGGTTATGGTCAGTTCGAGCATAAGGCTGACAGCCTGATTGCAAAATTCAAAGAAGCGGGCGGAATGGTCAGAGAGATTGAGGTATGAACAGATTAACCGCGATTATCTCCGCTCTGGTTATCTGCATCATCGTCTGTCTGTCATGGGCGGTTAATCATTACCGTGATAACGCCATTACCTATAAAGAACAGCGCGATAAAGCCACGTACATCATCGCTGACATGCAGAAGCGTCAACGTGACGTAGCAGAACTCGATGCCAGATATACAAAGGAGCTTGCTGATGCTAACGCGACTATCGAAAGTCTCCGTGCTGATGTTTCTGCTGGGCGTAAGCGCCTGCAAGTCGCCGCCACCTGTGCAAAGTCAACGACCGGAGCCAGCGGCATGGGCGATGGAGAAAGCCCAGGACTTACAGCAGATGCTGAACTCAATTATTACCGTCTCCGAAGTGGAATCGACAAGATAACCGCGCAGGTTAACTACCTGCAGGAATACATCAGGACGCAATGCCTGAATTAATTTTTTTGCAAATCACAAAGTCCATTTAATGAGCCTCGCGATGCGGGGCTTTTTGCAATAAATGCGTACCGCAACGCATGTTTTTTACACCGAACCTGCCCCTTTGGAATGGGCCTTTGAGGATACCAGTTAGTGCTGGCGAGCCTCGGTGGGCTGGTTTCCTGTGCGGCAAAGGTTCATTTCAAAGAGTAGGTACACGCTATGAAATCATTAACCCTCTTCAATCAACCAATTCGTATCGGTGAAGATGGCATGATCTGCCTCACTGATATGTGGAAAGCCAGTGGTAAAAGTGAATCTGAATCGCCTTACCACTACCTGCGAAACAAGCAGACCAAAGAGTTCTTAGCCGAGCTGGAGAAAAACCACGAATCTGTGGTTTTTACTGAGCGCGGTGTACACGGTGGAACATATGGCGGGAAGTTTGTTGCTTACGATTATGCGGCTTGGTTAAACCCCGGGTTCAAGTACGCGGCCTATAAAGTCCTCGATGACTACTTCACCGGAGAACTTCAGCATCGCAACAGCTTAAGTGCGCAGCTCAACATGAAATGTCATGAGTTTGACCAGAAGAAAGACATGGCGAGCTTCTGCGGACAAGGGCTGGCAGCATGGCGCTATACGAAGCCAGTGTTGGTCGCTGAGATTAACTCCCTGGCTAACCAGCTGCAGATTACGATCCCCGGGCTTCCGGGATGAGTGATCGTGTTATTGAATGCGCCTCCAGAGCGGGGCGCGACTTCTCAGAGTTCATGAAAGGCGAGAAGGGCATGATGGAAGCATTGGCCTCGGTGGATGAGTTTGGCGAGCAGCTGCGCCTCAACGGCTGTGTCAATCATCACTTTGTTAGCTACATGATGCGGAACTCGATCATGCAGGCATTCATGGACATGGCAAAAGCCGAGAGGAAAGAAGAGCGCCGGCGTAAGCGAGCGGAAGCAAAAGCGAAGTAGCCATTACAAAGCCTATCTACGGGTGGGCTTGATAATGGCTTATACCCTACACGGGATAACTTAACTGATATCCCTTTTAAAGGATAAAGGTATTCAAGCCTGACACATCATGCGCTGTATCGTCGCCGTGTTCCCGTATTAACAGAGACCGTAGCCCGACGGGGAACTCCTTCTGCGCGAGTGTGCGGGAATAATCAAAAACGATGCACACCGGGGTTACCGGGTACACATATTTCATCATGCCAGCGAGTCCGGTTCTGGCACGGAAGAAACCGGACGTTATGATTTAGTGCGGAAATATTTGTGTAGTGTTCTGAATGTTCTCAGTAAAGAGTAATGAATTATCAAAGGTATAGTAATACCTTTTGTTTTCGTGGATATTTGTAATCCATCTGAAAACCCCTGCTGTAGCAAGATTTTTCCTGTATTCGTAAAATGATAACTCTCCTGATTTGAATCCTTTTAAGGTGGCTTCTATAAGGCATTTATTTTTTGAAAATCTTACATTTACAACCTTACCCTGTCCTTTTATTAAAACCGTATTATCGTTTTCAAGAACAAGATGAATATTCTCTGTGGCTAAATAGTAAATGTAATGTGAGACATTGTGACGTTTTAGTTCAGAATAAAACCAGTGATAGTTTAAATTATTTCGCACTTTATCGAATATTTGTTTAAAAATGGCAACCTGAGCCATTGTAGTACCTTCCATGTGATATGAGGGGGCGTAGTCTGCACGATTATCTAGATTGCTTCAATCTGGTCTAACCTGTTTTCTGAGCAATTCAGTAATGTCACTCTTTTCTTTGTTTGCTTCAGGCGAAACTCTTTTTTCTGAGCACAGTCTCCGGCGGCAGGCTTCAATGACCCAGGCTGAGAAATTCCCGGACCCTTTTTGAACAAGAGCGATGTTAATTTGTTCAATCATTTGGTTAGGAAAGCGGATGTTGCGGGTTGTTGTTCTGCGGGTTCTGTTCTTCGTTGACATGAGGTTGCCCTGTATTCAGTGTCGCTGATTTGTATTGTCTGAAGTTGTTTTTACGTTAAGTTGATGCAGATCAATTAATACGATACCTGCGTCATAATTGATTATTTGACGTGGTTTGATGGCGTAGATGCACGTTGTGACATGTAGATGATAATTATTATCATTTTGCGGGTCCTTTCCGGCGATCCGACAGGTTACGGGGCGGCGACCTCGCGGGTTTTCGCTATTTATGAAAATTTTCCGGTTTAAGGTGTTTCCGTTCTTCTTCGCCGTAACCTAATGTTTTTATTTAAAACACCCCCTGAAAAGAAAGGAAACGACAGGTGCTGAAAGCGAGCTTTTTGGCCTCTGTCGTTTCCTTTCTCTGTTTTTGTCCGTGGAATGAGCAATGGAAGTCAACAAAAAGCAGCTGGCTGACATTTTCGGTGCGAGTATCCGTACCATTCAGAACTGGCAGGAACAGGGAATGCCCGTTCTGCGAGGCGGTGGCAAGGGTAATGAGGTGCTTTATGACTCTGCCGCCGTCATAAAATGGTATGCCGAAAGGGATGCTGAAATTGAGAGCGAAAAGCTGCGCCGGGAGGTTGAAGAACTGCTGCAGGCCAGCGAGACAGATCTCCAGCCAGGGACTATTGAGTACGAACGCCATCGACTTACGCGTGCGCAGGCCGACGCACAGGAGCTGAAAAATGCCAGAGACTCCGCTGAAGTGGTGGAAACCGCATTCTGTACTTTCGTGCTGTCGCGTATC